AACAACACTATCGTTTACTGGTGCACCTCCTAGCGGCACAAACAATATTTATGTTGTTCATCAAGCAAAGAGTGTAGGAACTATTGATGTTCCTGCTTTAGGTGTTAGTACAGCAAGTATACAAGCAGACGCTATAACTGAAGCTAAAATAGCAGATGATGCTGTTGAAAGTGAACACTTAAATAATAATATTATTTCTGGTCAAACAGAACTTGCGGCAACTCCTGCTGATACTGATGAACTTTTAATAAGTGATGCGGGAACAATTAAGAGAATAGATTTTTCTCATATAAAATCTGCAAATACTCCAATGTTTTATGGTTCTAAAAATGGAGATCAAAACCTTAGTAGGTCAACTGCTACTAAAATTACAGGTTTGACCACTAATGAAGTAGATACAGATTCAGCTTTTGATGGAACGACCTTTACAGTTCCTTCCGGGGGTGCAGGGAAGTATGTCTTTCATTGTGGTATACATGGAAATTTTGCTAATGTTGGAAATGATGGAGAAGCCGCTTTTGCAAGAATTTATGTTGGTGGTAGTTCAAAATCAAATGGTGGTTTAGAATTTGATAGTGGAGGTGAGTTTCATCAAATGCTTGTTAATTCTTCACTTGCTATAGATTTATCAGAAGGCAACACTGTAGAACTTTATGGTATTTTAACAGACGATGACGCTAGTAGTGGCAATGCTTTTGTTAATGCAGGAGATGCAACTTATTTATTTGGGTTTAGAATAGCGGAGTAATTATGGCAGATTTAGCAACTAAAATAGAATTATATTGTATAGCAAACGGAAAAATTGCTAATTTTAATACTAATGGTAATGTTTCTTTACAAGATGATGGCTCTGGTGCTTACATCAAATCTTGGTCAGTTGATGGTTTGGAAAAACCCACAGACTCTCAAATAGCAAGTTATGAAACAGAAGCAAATAAAACAGAAAGAAATGGAACTGTTAGAAAAACTCGTAGAGCCGCTTATGGTGATATAGGTGAACAGCTTGATGAGATATACAAGGACATTGACGCTTGGAAAGCTCGTATTAAAAAAATTAAAGATGACAATCCAAAGGAGTAACACATGAGTAAAACAACAATACCATTAACCACAGGAGTCACTGGAACTCTTCCAGTAGCTAATGGTGGTACAGGTTTAACATCTGGATTTGTTAATGGAGGTATAACTGTTGCCGACCATTATTATTTAGCTTCTTCAACAACGGCAGGAACTGCAGGAATAATAGCTGATAGTGGTGGTGCAGGTGGTGGTGCTTGGACTAAACATATTTCTCAGTATTCAGATACAACGTCTGTAACAACAGGAAGTGGAGGCGGTGTTTTTTCTTTTCCTACAACTGGTTTTTACATGATTTTAGGTTCTCTTTCTTTTTATAGTGACACAGCAGACAATGATTGGGCATGGACTATAGAACTTTCTGATGATAATTTTTCAAGTCATAGTGATCTAGGTAATTCAAGAGTATCAGTGCAATCAAGTAACCCTAATAACTATATTCAAAACGCTAACCATTTTATGGTTGACGTTACAAATACAACAAATGATAAATTTAGAGTAACATTAGGAAGTGTTTCTAGTGGTAATTATGTTTATGGAGCAAACGAAAAGTTATCAACCACTTTGCAAATTTATAGATTAGGAGAAACGTAAGATGGCACTAAGTAAAATAGATATAGAAAATATGGTAACAGGTGAACTTACTACAACTAATGGTGGCACTGGTGCTACAAGTTTTACTGCTGGTGTTACCTCAGCTTCACAATTAAGGTTAACCTCAGATATAACATCAGGAAGTTTAAGTAGTGGAATTATAACAGGCACATGGGAATTAAATGATACAAGTGGATATGCTTCTATCGGAAGCCCCGTAACACAGAGTAGTGGTATTTTTACTTTTCCAAGCACAGGGATATGGCAAGTTAGTTTCAATCTGGCTTTGTATGAAGATACAGGAGGAACTGACACTATCACATTACAAATGATTGGAACAAGAAATAATTTTACCGCAGATAATGACCAAGTAGAAGATTACACAACTATATTTGATGGCTATTCAAATAATTCTATTGATGGTACAGTAATTTATGATGTTACAGATACATCAAATGATAAAATGAAATTTGGTGTTTCTGGGTTAAATAGTGGTAATTACATTAGAGGAAATACAAATAAAAATTCCACTTATGTCACCTTTATTCGATTAGGAGACACATAGAATGGCATACATAGGACAAGGAATTAAAGAGGGCACATTTGCTGTATTAGATACATCTAGTAATACTTATAATGGCTCTAACACTACATTTAGTTTAGGAACACAAGTTGGCTCTCCTGCACAGTTACTTGTCTCACATGACGGGGTAATTCAATTACCGGGAACGGATTATAGTTTAGCTAGTGGTGGTACACAGATCACTTTTTCTACAGCTCCTGCATCTGGTGCGA